ACTTTGAATGCGTATGGTCACAAGAAGTTAAAAGTTCGTTATCAGCTAATGGTGTTTGTGGTGGTAGTAAAAAATCAGTTGAAAAACTATTTAAGGTAAACCCTAAATGAATAAACAATCTATGGAATTACATATCGAGACGCTAACTCAAATGCTAGTAGGTTTGATTTTAGGGTATGTAATTCTTAGAGCGTTTGGATTAACAAATTCTCAAAGTATAACTTTACAGGTGATCTTCTTTGTTGTATCCTACGCTCGAAGTTACACAATACGTTGGTTGTTTAAAGAAATAATATTTAAACAGAAAAGATTTTAAGGAGATTAAATTGAGTTACGAGTTTAAAACAAAACGTATGGAGAAATCAGTTGTGAATGACGTAGTGAATAAAGAAACAGTTGAAGATATTAAACTTTACCCAATTGTTGAAAACTTACAAAGAGGGATCACCAAAGAGACTTGTATGAAGTTTGGTGTACGTGCCTCCCTTAGTGAAAAAGACGGTAAAACACCAACAGCGTATTATTTCCCATCTTATAACCAAAAAGGTGAGATTATTGGTTATAAAAAACAAGACGTAACAAAGAACAAAGATGAGAAATATCATTGGACTTCTGTTGGAACAGTTGCAATTGGAAACAAATTATTTGGACAGAATGTAGCAGAGCAAGTCAATCGTAAGCATACAAACTGTGTTTATACAGAAGGAGAATGGGATTGCTTGTCTGTGTTCCAATCTCAATGTGACAGTGTTAAAGGGACAAAATACGAAGGTCATCAACCTTTTGTTGTGTCTATCCCTTTAGGAACAAAGAACTCTGTTGAGAGTATGCTACACAACAAAGACTTTGTGAAAAGCTTCCAAAGCATGACCATATTTTTTGATGATGATGAAGCTACACCACTTGAATTAAAGAAAGGTGTAATGAAAGGTAAGGAAGCTCGTGAAGCAGTTGCAGCAGCATTTATCGGAGGTATTGAGTTGTGGTCTGTCCAACCTACAAACGGTAAGAAAGATGCTTCAGATTACATGCAAGCAGGTCAATCAAATGAACTTGCTAAATTAGTTCAGTTTGGTCGTAAACCTCTTGTAACAGAGAAGATCGTAAAGGCGAATGTGCTATCCTTAGAGGACATTATCGCAAAGCGTGAAGAAGGTATCTATGTAGAAAGTTTCCCATCTTTAATGAATAAGATTCATGGTTTCCGTAAACGTGAGTTAGTTTTATTGTGTGCCCCAAGCGGTACGGGGAAAAGTACGGTTACATCAATTTTCGCTGATGCGTTTGTTGAACAAGGTGAAAAGGTTGGGATGATTTACCTTGAGGAGGAGATCAAAGACACTGTACAGCGACTAATCGCCTCTCGTTTAAAAGTAAATTACGTTAAGTTTAAATCCGATCCATTGTCTTGTGCTTCTCAAGAGCAGATTCAAGAGGCGTATAATTATATCGTAGAGCAAGACCGTGTTGTTTTATTAGATCACTTTGGCAGCTTACCTGTAAGTGAGTTGATGGCAAAGATTAAACACATGCACTTTGTTGAAGGATGTTCATACATCCTGTTAGATCATTTGAGTATGGTGATCTCGGGTAGTCAACTTTCTGATGAACGTAAAGAGCTTGACATTGTGATGACTGAATTAGCTGCTTTCTGTGCTTCCAACGATGTATGCGTCATTGCTGTTTCTCACATTAACCGTACTGGTGCAGATCAGTTTAAAGCCCCTAAAGGGAAGGAAAATGAACCATACTGGGTACGTGTTACTAAGGAATCTATGCGTGGTTGTGTAGATAAGCAAACAGAATACCTCTCTCAAAATGGGTGGAAAAGTTTTGCAGACTACGAAGATGGAGATTTAGTTATGCAATACTTAGAAGATGGAAGTGTTGAGTTTGTAAAACCTATTGATTACATTAATAAACCTTGTGAAGATTTTATATATTTCAAATCTAGCAAAGGTTGTGATATGATGCTTTCTGGGGAACACCGTGTCCTTTTTGCAACAGAGAAACGTAAAGGCAGTGTGAACTTTAAGACAGCTCAAGAAGTTTTTGATGAGCACCACACTAATGCAACAGGTTTTCGGGGATTGATCCCTACCACATTCAAACGTAAAGGAGGTGTTGAGTTATTGCCAGAGAGACTTCTTCGTGTTCAAGTTGCTCTAAATGCTGATGGGTGGATCGTAAATCACAACACAGGTCGTTCTGCTATTCGTGTTAAGAAATCTCGCAAGGTTGACCGTTTGCGTAAACTTCTTACTGATGCAGGAGTTAATTATAATGAAATCTCATTATCAGAAGGTCGCTATGAGTTCCACTTTAAAGCTCCTTTAGGTTACAAAGGTGTTACACCAGAATGGTTTAATTTAAATCAAGATCAACTACAGATTATAGTTGATGAGGTATCACACTGGGATTGTGATATTGTTTCAGGGCGATTTAGTTCTGTTAATCAACTTGAGGCTGATTTCATCCAGTATGCTTATTCAGCAACAGGGAATCGCTCAGTTACTTCACATATTCCAGAGGGGCAAACTTTACTACCTAAGAACGATGGAACAGGCGATTATGCGTTATATAACAGAAAAGAGTTGCACATTGTCTCTAAAGCACAGAACAAGTTTGTATCTTTTCGTAAAACAACTAAATCCAAAATAACAGTAACTAAGGTTAAAAGTGAAGATGGTCGTAAGTATTGCTTCACAGTACCTTCTGGGATGTTGTTAGTAAGACGTAATGGTAAAGTGTTTGCAACAGGTAATTCAGCATCTCTTGAACAACTATCTTGGACTATCTTAGGGCTTGAGCCTGAGATTCTTCCTGACCGTTCAAGAGGTAATGTAAGATTAACAGTGCTGAAGAACAGAACTTGGGGCTTCTTAGGTGAAGCTGATGAGTTCTCTGTAGATCAACACACTTGGGAAGTTGTTTTAGCAGATAAAACAAAACAACCTATTCAACCACAACAAGGCAAGGAATCTGTGACAATCAAACCTAAGTGCTTAGATGATGACCCCGAACTTGGTTTTTAATTTATATGAGAGAGCTTGACAGCTCTCTTTTTTATTTATAGAATGTAAGTAACTTAAAGGAGTTGTTATGAAATTTAATTATGCTAAAGCTATAGAAGATTTGAACGGAAGTATGTACTACGAACACGAAAAATATGTATGCGCTGTTTTCAATAATTTTCGGTTCAAAGTTTATAAAACTCTACTAAGAAAAGGGACTTTCCATTTCGATGGAAATTTCAGAGCTTGTTTAGATCGTGCAGATTACTTCAAACAATACATGACCGAACATTGTAAACACAGCAACTTACTTTTCGATGCTTCGGTATTCAAAGGGATGCGAGAGAGCGTTACCGTAAAGTGTAGAGAACACGGAAATTTTAACACAATACCTGACCTGTTGATAAACAGAGGAGTAGGGTGTTCAAAGTGCTACAATAAGTATGAAAAACATAAAGTTAGAAACAAGGGCTTAGAAACTTTCATTAAAGAGGCTAATCTACATTTTAACTCGAAGTTTAATTATACCGAAACTATTTATAAAAACACAATGACAAAAGTAAAGATTATTTGCCCAGAACACGGAGTTTTCTTTCAAACACCTAACGAACACTTACAATCCACTTATGCTTGCCCTGCTTGTTATGCTGTTTATAACTCTTTCAAATTAGAGGACTACGAGAAGTTATGCCCTAAAGGGTCTCATCTGTACGTTGTTCGTTTAGATAATAAAGAAGAACAGTTTTATAAAATTGGTATTTCAAAAAACCCATACAAAAGGTTTAAACAGTATCAACACGATGGTTTTAATATTGGCGAGAACATCATTCTGTTTAATCAAGATGCGGGGTTAATCTTCAACTTGGAGGACGATTTGCTGATCGCATATAAAAGAGAAAAATACTTACCCATTACAAAGTTTAGGGGTTACACAGAATGTTTTACTTATGTAGATATTGCAGAGGTGCAACAAATGTTTTACACTCTATCACAATGTAAAAGAGAAATTGAGGAGTTATCGTGAAACGATTAGTAGTTGATATTGAGGGGAACGATCTTCTAGCTAACATGCTAGATTTCTCATCCTTACCTTATAAATTAAAACCAGATGCAAAACTTTGGTGTGTTGTTGTTCGTGATGTTGATACGGATGAAACTACTGTCCTAACCAGTGAGTCGGGAAGAACCATCAATAAAGAACAAGTATCTAAGGCTTTTGAAGGTGTTACAGAAGTAATCGCACATAATGGCATTAAGTTTGACTTTATCGCTTTAGACCTATTTGGTGTGTTGGATTATGAAGTTGGGTATTTAAACAAACCAGACTATTTATTTGGTCAAGAGGTTAAGATTACCGATACGCTCATTCGTTCTCGTTTATTTAACCCTGATCGTTATGGTGGTCATTCGCTTGAAGCTTGGGGTAAAAGATTGGGCAACTTCAAAGATGATTTTAGACAACAATCTATCAATGCAGGTTTAATCCCACATAACGCACCAAAAGGAGCAGAGTTTAAACAATATTCTCAGATCATGGTGGACTACTGCAAACAAGATACTCTTGTCACTAAACTTGTTCATATTGAATTGGAAAAGGTTTATCAATCATGGGAGAGGTGGTCTAAACCTGAAAAATTAGAAAACAAACTCGCGGATGTAGCTGTCCGCAGAGAATCTTATGGTTTTTGGTTTGATAAGGAACTGGCTGTAAGTTGTCTTGAAGATTTACAACAAAAGATGTTAGATTTAGCAAACAAGGTTAATCCAATATTACCGCCTAAACTTATGAATAAAGGTAAGTTAAAGGAATACACCCCACCTAAGTTACAGTTTAAAAATGACGGTACACCGAGTGCAGCAATATTAAAGTTTGCTGAAAAACATGGTGCTAAAGTAGAAGGTGATGTTTTTTTCTACCAAGATTTCCCATACAAACTACCTTTAACAGAACCTATTGAAACTCACGAAGTTGCCTCTATCGACGACTTAGATCATGTTAAAATGCACCTAATCAATCTTGGATGGAAACCAACAGAGTTCAAGGTGAGGGATTTAACTAAAGACTCTAAGAAGCAATCAATTTCTTATGAGAAACGAGTTGCTGCTATGGACACTTGGTTAAACCAAACCTTTGATGAAGGGAAGTATAAAGAGAGCAGACTGCGTGAGTTGGGCATGGGAAAAAATAAGGCAGTTATCCGAGACAAACTAATTAAACAATTAGTTAATGACCGACCAGTGCGTATTCCGACATCTCCTGCTGTACGTGTAGGGGTAGAGAAAGAGCTTTGTCCAAACTTAGTTGCTCTTGGAGATAAGGTTGCATTTGCTAACGACTTTTCATTGTACTTAACTTACCGCCACAGGAAGAGTAGTATTGCTGGTGGTGATATTGATGATATGGACTTCGATGAAGAAGCACCAAACACAGGATTCTTATCTATGTACCGTGAGATTGATGGTCGTGTAGCTACTCCTGCTATTGAGATTGGAGCTTCTACAAACCGCTACCGACATATTGGAGTGTGTAATATTGCACGAGCATCTTCTATCTACGGTAAAGAGATGCGAAGCTTATTTGGTTGTGGGGAAGGTATGGTACAACTTGGGTTTGATTTCTCATCTTTAGAGGCACGTATTCAAGGGCACTACTGCTTACCTTTCAATGGTGAGGAACTTTCAGTGCAACTTTTAGCAAGTAAACCCAACGATATTCATACATTAAACGCTAACAAGCTAGGTATTCCACGAGATCAAGCAAAGTCAATCGGATATGCGCTACTGTACGGATGTCATTATAAAAAACTAATGTCGATGCTAAGTGTTGGTGACGCAGAAGCTAAAAGTTTGTATGAAAACTACTGGGAAGCCGTTAAACCTCTAAAAGACTTAAAGGAAGCTGTAGAAAGATCATGGGATACTCGTGGTAAGTCTTTTGTAGTTGGTGTCGATGGGCGCAAGATTGTGACACGATCAGCTCACTCCTTACTAAACGCCCTATTCCAATCTGGTGGTGTTATTTGTGCCAAGTACGTTACTGTATTTATCTATCAGTTGTTAGAGGAGCAAGGTTATAAGTGTAACCCTTTTAAGGAAGAAGCGATAGATATGTGTAGTATGATCGAGTATCACGATGAATGTCAATTAGCAGTAAACCCTAAACTTATTCAATATAAAATCTTTAAAACTGAAGATGAATTGAAAGAGTTTGAATCAACATGGGATGGTGAGCAGTTAGGTAGCGCAGTAGAGGGTAAGAATGGTACACTTGTTGTTGCATTACCTAACCCTGTATCAAAAACTATTACTAAAGCTATTGACATGGCTGTAGAAGAAGTTAAACTAAAAGTGCCTCTTGGGTGCGAATGGGTTGTACACAAGAACTGGTTTGGTTGCCACTAATACGACTATTTTATTGACAAACAAAACCAAAACTGTTAGATTTAAAACACACAAACAAAGGAGTATCACCATGCAGTTCGATTTTGAAAAAGTAAAAGGTCTATTAGGTAAGGTTGTATATATTAAAGGAGCATCTTTACCAAACCTAGAGCCTTACGTAGTTTGTGGGTATGACCACAAAGAGGATTTCTTACAACTTTGTTCTTTAGTTTCAGGAAAGTACATATCAGGGCTTCATACAGATAATGTGACTGTTGCAAATATTGGAAAAGATTAAATGAAGTTTTTAATTATACGAAACGCATATTGTAACAATTGTGGTGAATTTTACTTTACAAGTGATTGTTACTCTTGTGGCAACTTTAATTGGAAAACAAAGGAGAAACAAATATGTTAAACCTTAGTACGGAAAACCACATTCGACTAATATTGGAAGGGCGCACGAGTATTGGCAAGTTTATGAGGCTGTGTAAGAAACTCTACCCTTACGAATATGAAGCTCTTGTCAATGAAGGACACTCCCCTTGCAAAAGCTACTTGGAGGTGGTGGAGGAAGATGGTAATTTATTTTATAGTGAAACCAGCCTAAGTTGTAAGAAAAGATATATGGTGTGGGAAGGTTATATTTAATCAGGATTTTTAAAATATGTATTGACATTGAAGATTTAGGTAGTTGTGTATTTGAGGAATTAGCTTTTGATTTCCTTGCATACAACCCTTTCATATCTGAAGCAAGGGTTGTAGATAATTACAGTATTGACAGAGAAACACATAGAGTTGTATTATCTGTTAATGTGGTTGGTAAAACACCATATCATGTAGTTTTAGAAACTAAGATTGTTAAATGTGAAAAGGAGAAACAAGATGGAAATTATTAAGCGTGTAACAGATAGTCGTAAACGTACTTGGGAATGTTTTGTTGATCGTTGTTACTATGACATGTATTGTGTGAGAGTTGAAGGAGACCGTGATTTTAACTCTCAATTATCCTTTCATTTTTGTACTGTAAACGAAGCTTTTGATTTTATGAATTTAATTAAAGAATCTCACTAAAGGAGCAACAAATGCAAGATCAACTTTATGAACTTACAGTTGAAAAGAACCACCTAAGTATTATCATCAAAGCTTTGAGTAATTATATTTGCTCTCAGTACGATGGGTTAGATGCAGAAATTGTTGATATTCCTAAAACAATGGAGAATATTAAGATTGCATCAGATATGCAATTAGTATTAAAACATCATCTTGGAGGTGTACAACATGCACCAAAACAAACAGCAGAGACAACAGGATTGGTTTGGATTCGGGATGTCGATGTTGAGGATATGTTCTCACAGCATAACGATGAAAACTTGCAATACACAAATGAAGTTTTACAACAAGCTTGGAACACTGTTAAAGAACGTCACAAAGATACTTTACAACGAATGTCAGATAAATAAATTATTTGATAAAATATTTAAATTATTTTGAAAAAGGTGTTGCGTATAGAAATTAGATGATATACAATACCCAACATAACCTAACAAGGTTATTTAAATCAACCAAACAAAGGAAATTAAATTATGAGTTTTAATCTAAAACCACAAGGTAGCACAACACAACACTCAAGCAACGC